ACGCCTTCCCATTGAGGTATGTAGTCTATGGCTCTACGCAACCCGGCCTTCGTGATTGCTACCTGCGTGGCGTTATCTATCTGAATTGGAATCATAGGTGCATCCGATCTTCACACGGCTTGCATATCCATTGGACTAAGCCATCATCCCGTAGGTACTCATTGCACATGACATCATCATCGCAAATATCGCAGTTAGTAAAGCCCCATGAACCTGCCTGTAAAATGTAAATGTGGCTCATTTGCACTCCTTGCAAAGCCAAATCATTGCTAGGCCATCAGCTTGTAAATAGTGACCGCCTTCTAACGGCTTCCATTTGTCACATTTATCGCACCAGTCAATTGTTAGTCCTTGTAGCTGCTCGATCACTGAACCATCGATGAGATAACGGCTTGTACGCCCACCTGGGCGCTGTATAAATAGTTCACCCATCACACACGCTGCTTCCACTTGCCGTCACTACCTAGCACCATCCATTGCGGTGGGCATTGCTGGGCTTTTGTCTTTTCACTGCATAGATAGCCGCCCCAGGCTTTTCCATTCTTTTCGCCCGATTTCCAAATCATGTGTCCATGCTTACAGATAGGGGCTTCACCTTGTAGCTCACCGCCCAGTTCATCCTTGATTTGGTCTACAGCTGCCTTGACTGTGGTGAACCCATCTTCCCAAATTGGTTTAGCCCAGGGATCATCCTCGATAAATGCTTTTGGCATAGTATCGACCTGCTCCATGCTTTCCTTTGGGGGCTTAGTCTCTGATCCTAAAATTACGCTGCAACACCTTCCAATTGCGCTGCTGACAGTATCTTCTACATACCACCTTTTCATTTGTGGGTTATATGCGCCGACCATGCCATGTGCGTAGTCAATGGCGGCTGGCTGATCATCTTCATAATGACGATAAATGCGACACTCGATGAGGATGTAACCCTTTTCAGGATTCCAGTCAATGATCGATGTGTGAATTTTGTTAGTTGGCCAGGTAGCGTGCAGGCGCTGAACCTTTTGATTTACAGTCTCGTAATTGTCCAGGAATCCCATCATCGCACCTCACGAATCTTGCGTGCAGCTATCTTGCCTCGGATGAATCCTTCGCGCTTGCCTTCTTTAAGCCCTACTGTGTAGCCGATCGTGAAGCCCATCAGCGATGAGATAAGAATCCACATCGCCACTTCGCCTATTGAGTACATATTTGCTCCCGTTCAGGGAACTACTGTGCTTCGCTCCCTGCCATAACTGTGAAGCAAAGCTGTGACAAGGTCAAGATTCCTGCGTATCGTTGGGCGTGTCGGCTCGCTTTTCGGGCTTATCTTTCAACCCATTTGAGGCCAGCACCGACCCCAGTGCGCCTGTGAGGAATACTGTCAGGGTAGTCAGAAGCTCGATGAACGCACGATCGTTTGGAGCTTGTGCGCCGATGGGCTGTGTTACGAATATCAGCGCGTACAGCATCCCCATCACTGATAGGGCAAAAACCAAAGCTAGGCATACGCCGATGAATACAATTAAGCGTGCTTTGAGCTGCTCATTGCTCAGTCTGCGATTGTGCCTGGGTGTCAATTTCATCTCCATATATGTCTTGAGTGCAGACTCCCGTACTAACACACTGCGGCGGATTACATTCAGGCTTTTGCCAGTTTTCGTATTCCTGGCACGGATACCTGACCCATCCATCATATTGACCACACGCAGATAGCCCTATCGAAAGCGATAACCATAGGGCTACCTGGCGTAGCTTTCGGGTCACTTCCCCTTAACACCGAAACTTGAGTCATTTGGATTCAGCCAACGCAGAATCACTGGCAACACGGCAGCAAGCCCTGCGCTCGCAATTGCCTTTGGGTCGGTGACTCCAGCCATGTAGACGGCTACCGCAGCTGCTAGGAATGAGCGCGCCCATGAGGCCGCCATAGGTTTGATTTGGTTCATTTCTTCTTCTCCTTCTTCAGAATGGATTTCTTTGGTGCAGCCTCGATGACCACCGCAGGATATTCACCCTTGAATGGCACATACTTAGGCCGACCAAATCCCACAATCTCTTTGCCGATGGTGCGCTGCTTAATCATCACCATGCCGCCATTGCGTTGATCGCCAGTTCCTGATGTGTTGCCCTCGATGCAGGTGATGACCTTGCCTTCGATTTTGGCCACGATGCCTACATGGCTGATGCGGTCTACACCATCATGTGGAAAATCCATGAACGCCAAATCGCCTAGCTGCGGCATTTCATTCCAGCGGCCGATGTCCTTAAATTTGTGTGCGCCTGTTGCAGTGCTTACTACTGATGGCGCTTTGACTCCAGCTTCTGCCAGCACCCAGTTGCAGAATGAACCGCACCAGGGTAGGCCGTTGGCCTTTGTAAATTCCCCGTACTTTGTCAGGTTATCAGGCACTTCTACATAACCTACTTCACCCAAAGCGATTGCGATTGCCTGGGGTGCTGTGCCCACTGGATATGTCATGCCAGTAAGGCCGCAGCTTCATCGGCCGTAATTCCTAATTTATCTAAAATGGCCTGCTTGGCTTGAGCCTTTGCTTCTTCTTCTGCTCGCTGTGCATCTCTAACAATTCGGTCTTTTTCAAGTTGAGCTAATTCGGCGGCGTTCATTTCGCGTTCGATTTCTTTGCCTGTTTCTGCATTGACTTCTTTAACCATATATTTAGTCATTAGTTCACTCCATAGATATAGATAGTGCCTGTGCAAGAATCGAGATTGCCGTTAAAAGCCAATGATGAAATTGCAGAACCGCTCACTTGATAACCTTCAATGTTTATTGCGGCTTTATTTGTTCCGCCGTTACCGCTAAAACCACGAACAAAATAAGCATGATTGCTTGTTGAAGTGTAGTTATACAACCAAACTTCAGCTTGTCCAAGTCTGCCAGTTACATTCTCGGGCCCGTACATCATTGGAAGATAGGAAGTTGCGTTGTTGTTGTATCCCGTAACTGTTCCAGAGAATGCGGCTGTTCCAGCATGATAAAGATCGCTTGAAGTTGCTCCGTTGATTCTCAAATAAATTGTGTCGCCGCCTGATGTGTAGCAATTTTTGGCTATAACTAATAGGTGCTTGTAATCTTGGCTAATTGAAGAAACTGTTGTAGTTACGCCTGAAAGAGATGTTGTTGAAAGAAGTGTCATGCCACCACCACCGGCCGCTGATGCCCATTTAATTCCAGTTGCAGCAGTTGAATCTGCTGTAAGAACCTGGCCATTTGTGCCTACTGCTAATCGAGTTACAGTATCCGCAGCTGTTGCCGCAATGAGATCACCTTTTGCATCCACAATGGTCGGAGCAATTACTGCCGCACCATCTAGGTTTAGGGTAACTGAACCTGATGTTCCCCCACCAGTTAATCCTGTACCTGCAACCACTGCCGTAATATCACCGACATCATTAGTGACCCATGTGTAATCTAAATCCGTGTTTGATGCTTTTGACAAAATTTGCCCAGTGGTACCGCCCTTGAGATCGACAAAAGATGTGTCGATGCTGCTGCCCAAAGTACGAATCGCAGCTGCGCCATCTTTTACCAGGTCGGTATCGTCAGGCGTTTCCCAGCTAAAGTTTGTAGTCGTTGCCATATTTGCTCCTTATGCCACGATGATGGCTTCATTCCAGTCAAGTGTATTCGATAGTGTGTTCCAGGTCTCTGCGACACTTACATCATCCCATTGCATTGATTGCAAGCTGAACGCGGTAGGTGACACATTTAAGGTCAGGTCTAGGCGGTTATAGCCTGCCCTGAATGTCCAGCCTTCTACAAAGCCCTGGAAGCGACCATTTACCATATTCGCTGGCAGGTCAATGATGTCTAGAGGTAAGCCCATAAACACATTAAGAAGCGCATCGCGGTCGCTGTCATCCAGTTCAGAATTGCCCAGGGTAAATGTGATGGACTCGAATACATCCTGTGGCCAGGCTCTAATGCCTAGATAAAAATTTGCCTGGGCTTCGGCATCGTAATCGTTCTCCAGGGATGTGGTGATGTTCTCGGCCTGTGAGCCGTATTGATCGATGCTGGCCTGTTCGCTGGCTGATTCCTGTTGGCCATTTTTATAGGTAATAGTCACGCTGTTGCGCAAATCTCCTAGGCGGCGAATAGTGCGAATTCCACGGGATAGTGCGTGATTGCCGCTTAAAAGGGTATATCCGTTTGTGGCTAGATATAAGCCTCGATGCTGGGCATCTGCATAGCTGATTTGGCCTTGAGCATTTTCATAAATGTAGCCCAGGCCTGAAGTAGCTAAAGCTGCAATTAATGAATACATATCTGTGGTGTCGGCAGATCGTGCAGCTAATTCATATTCGCCAGGTTGGTCGATTTGGCCGATACCTGAATTTTCGGCATTTGCCCAGGTAACTGTTGGGTCATAGGTTGCCCAGGTAAGCGCCGCAGGTACTTCAGCCCAGGTGTTAAAAAATGTGTCTGCCAAAATTGAATATATTTGATTGCCGTCAAAATCTTTCGATAATACGCCTTCAGTTAAAGTTTTAGGCAGTTTAGCCAAAGCGCCTAAAGCCGTTACGCGGATGGTCTCATTGATGCCGCCTGTGCCAGTGCTGGCTACTTCAACGCTTGAGTCGGTCACATTGCCGCCGAATATATCTACGAATGTGCCTGTCGAATCTTTGACTTTGATTGATAAGCCATCATTTACATCAATGGTGATAGGGGTCAAATCAAGGTTGATGATTTCGATGCTGGCATATCCTGCACGCGGCTGGCTGTAAATATCTGTGCGGCCTGATACCACTGTCAAAGTAGATAGCGTTATGTTTGTGTAATCAACGCCATTGATTTGTAGTTGCCATTCGGGTGTCCACTGGGTCATAGCTTGTAAGCCGCCGCCCCTAGCCCACCGCGATAATATGAAGTGTTGATGACATCGACTACTGCGCGGGCTACGCCTTCAGGATCACCAGCTACTCCGATGTTCACTGTGACTGGGGGCGCTGCATTGCTTGTGTATCCAGCAGGCGCACCGCCCAGGGTTACTGTCGGCTTAAAGATTTCCTGTGAGTAACCTGCTGGCACTCCACCGATTGTCACTGTAGGTACAAGGTTGGCAGTAGCATCATTGATGGCCTTTGATGTAGCTGCAACGGCTTTCATCCCTGTTGATGATCCTGTTGATGTGCCGCCACCAGTACTGGCTGGGATTGAGACTGTTGGCAGTTCAGGAATTGAAGGTGCTGCTACTGATTTGCTGGATACTGATGGTGCACTAAAAGTTGGCTTGCTAATTGTAGGAATGTTAGGCAAAAGCGGCACTGCGTTATAGGCGCGGATAAGCGCATTGATTCCATCGATAGCGCCGCCGATAAGGCCATTGATTACCTTGATTACTCCAGCGATTACATCGATGACACCGCCTGCAATTTTGCCGACTACCTGGAGCGCCCCACCTAATACTGTACCGATAACTGGAGCAAGGTATGTGGCGATGTAACCGCCAAATTCCTTAAATGTCTCTAGGTTATCGCCGATGGCTGTTTGGATGCTATTAAATGCTTTGACTAAGCCATTCCACACTGGAATAAAAATAGATTGAATAATCTTTGCGACATTCTGAATATAGAAGGCTAATCCAGCACTATCGCCAAAGCCACCATTTAGAGCATCGAGAACTGGCTGGGCAACCTGATTGATGAACTTCATTAGCTTTTCTAGAATAGGCAAAAGCGCAAAGCCGATTGACTCTTTGGCTTCGTCAAAAGCCACCTTCATGCGATCTAATCTGCCCTGAAATGTGTTTGCTTCATTCTCGGCAAAGCCCTTGAATGATGTGCGCAGGTTTTCATAAACTAAATTGAAATCTTTTGTCTTGAGGATACTTTGGTCAATGCCTAGACCTAATTTACCCAGTGCGTTTGTGTTGCCGTCATAGGCTTTGCCTAAGCTATTAGCGATGGCTTCTAGTGGTTTGCCTGTTGCCGAACTTATATCTAGGGCAAGATTGAGCAGCTTTTGAGCTTCTTCAGTATCTTTTGTGGAACGCACCAGTCTCGAAAAGGCTGGGCGCAGTTCATCATCAGTGACACCGATAGCCAGCGATGTTTGGGTGATGTAATCTTCAACGGCCTTAACCTGGGCAACTGTTGCGCCTGTTGTATTTTCTAAAGTCTTAGCTAGAACGCGCTGGGCTTTTTCATCATCCAGTGCTGCCTTTACGCCATCCACACCGATTTTGATTGCCAAAGCGCCAGCAGCTGCGGCAGCGGCAGCCAGTGCAGCGCCGATGACTTTGCCAGCCTTAGACATTTTATCGCCAAAAGTATCCACATCAGCTGTGGCGGCTTTGAGTGACTTATTGAGGTTATCTACATCGCCGAGGATGGATAGCTTGAGCGTTCTACTTCCTGCCATTAATCGAACCTCTTAACTATCTCGGAAAATCCTTCTTCCCACTTCTTCACGATGTCAGGCTGAATACTGCGCAGAGTTGGATATATCCACCATCCACGCGAACCACGACCCTCACGACCACTCCACACTGGGAACTGCTTATATTTATTTGAGCCAAATTCTGCCCCGCCCCAAAGGTCGCGTGTGGTTGCACCACCGCTGAACTTTTGCGCCGCGAACCCGTAGCTGATTTCGCCGAACTTGGATGATTTAGACACTTTTGAGCCGTCAGCGATTCGAGACGATACCTTTGGGATTGATCGTGCGTTGCGTGCTGCACTCTTAACCTTATCCGATACAAATTCAGCGAGTGCGTTGGACTTGGATTTTGCTTGTTGAGTTGCTTCCTCATCCATCGCCTTGAAGGATCGAGCGATGGCACGCAGTTCAGCTTTGTCATAACTGATTCCCTCACTTGCCATCGGCTCGCCTCTCTAATATCTCCAGTGCTGTCAGCACATCTTCAGCACTTGCAAATTCGCTAGTCGGTAATCCTGTAGCAATTGCCAAATCCCATAGGGTTCGGCTTAGGCTTCCGACTGGGTAGCTTTTGGGTCAGAGTTACCGACCTCGACATTTGCGACTGTTTCAGTCCATACATCGATTGGCTTTACAGGCTTCCCAGCTGCTTCGCGCTTCATGGCGTGATACGCCAGGAATATAAGGTCAGATAGCCCTATCTTTTCCTGCGCTTGGCTGATGATGTTGCCTGTGCTCTTTTCCCACTTTACCCATTCAGGTGGGGCTGCCACGAATGTGGCAACCTCGCCCGAATTGAATTCAATTGTTATTGGTAGTTTCATTTTTGCTCCCGTTTGTTAAATTATGCTGAGAAGGTCTCAGCGGGTGTACCTACGACTGTGAATGACAAATCCACTGTCTGCGCATCAGGTGCAGTACCGCCCACTGCTGGGAATACTGGCATGACATTGAACGCAAAGACCGCTCCAGTAGCAGCTGTAAGTGATGCA